GAAACTTATGCAGAAGAAGACTAAGCCCATGCCTGTCAGGGGTGAGCGTACTGCTAAAAACGCACAGAAGAAGCCTAAAAAGTGATTAAACGAGGCTCTGAGCAGTTTTCTGGCTATAACAAGCCTAAGAGAACTCCTGACCATCCAACCAAGTCTCATGCTGTTTTGGCAAAGAGTGGTGAGGATGTAAAGCTAATCCGCTTTGGTCAACAAGGCGTAAAAGGCTCACCTGATGGCAGTAAGCGTAACGAAGCGTTCAAGGCTCGTCATGCGGAAAACATTGCCAAGGGTAAGATGAGTGCGGCTTGGTGGTCGTCAAAAGTTAAATGGTAACATAACCAAATGGTGATACAATCTCTAAAACGGAGGTTATATGCCAAATGGAAATTTAAGAGATGTTGTGACTTGTCCTAATTGCAATGAAGCGAGGGAAGTTAGGCGTGATGTTATTGCTAGAGTTACAAAAGCTGGAAAGCCTTTGATTTGCAAGCCTTGTCACAACAGAATGAGATTTGACGACAAAGACCATCCTACAAAAGGTACTGGTGTAAAGAACAATAAAGAATTGTTTTATACGAGAGTTAGTTTTTACCAAGCCAAAAAAAGATGCAAGATGGGTGTAAAGCATCATCCATGTTATGAGAATGTAGAGTTCAAATTTAAGTCGTTACAGGAATTGGTAGATTGCATAGGAATTAGACCAAGAGGAATGTCGATTGATAGGATTGACCCACTTGGACACTATGAGCCAAATAATGTAAGATGGGCAACAGTTTTGCAACAGGCTCAAAATAGGATGCCTAAAAATTACTGGAAGAACAAATCCTAGTCTGTTAGAATAAAGTATTAACTTAACCTTGACCAACCCTAGAGGAGTCAAACAAAAATGAATAATTTACGGGACAGAAATTCCGAATTCGAAGCCCAAAAAGGTAGAGGTCGCCCCAAGGGTGTGCCTAATCGGACTACAGTTGAGTTTAGAGATACCATTCGTGATCTACTAGACGGAAACAGAGAAAATGTCTCTAAGTGGCTAGAATTAGTTGCTGAAGGCGACCCAGACCGAGAGATTCGCCCAGACCCTTACAAAGCCTTAGACATGATTGCTAAGTTAGCTGAGTATGCTGCTCCTAAGTTATCAAGAACTGAGATGACTGGCGCTAATGGTGGTCCAGTTCAGGTATCTGGTATCAACATCAATCTAAAGCGTCCTGATGGAAATTAACCTAGACTTTCCCGAAAAGCTAGGATTCCTGTTTGAGCCAAAGAGATACAAAATCCTTTATGGTGGTCGTGGCTCTGCTAAGTCTTGGAGTGTTGCTAGGGCGTTGATTGCTTTATCTATGCAAAACCCTATTAGGGTTCTATGCGCTCGTGAATTGCAGAATTCAATCTCAGACTCTGTGATTGCTTTGTTGGCAGACCAAATTAAGGCTATGGGCGTGGCTGATCTGTTTGATGTACAAAGAACAGCTATCTATGGGAAAAATGGCTCAGAGTTCTCTTTTGTTGGTTTAAAACACAATGTCACATCAATTAAGTCTTTTGAGGGTGTGGATATTTGTTGGGTAGAGGAAGGGCAAGCTGTATCTAAATCCTCATGGGAAACCCTGATACCAACCATTCGTAAGCCTAATTCAGAGATATGGGTGACATTTAACCCTGACTTAGATACTGACGAAACTTACAAAAGGTTTGTGCTAAGCCCTCCTAACAATGCTTTTGTTGTCAAGGTCAATCATAGTGATAACCCTTGGTTTCCTGATGTTCTAAAGGATGAGTTAGAACAGCTTAAAGCAAAAGACATGGATTCCTACTTAAATGTGTGGGAAGGTCATACAAGGCAAATGCTTGATGGCGCTGTGTATGCCAATGAGTTGCGTAAAGCCCAAGAGGAAAACAGAATTCGTGAATTGAGCATTGATAAATCTATTCCTGTTCAAACATTTTGGGATTTGGGATGGGCTGATATGACTTCAATCTGGTTTGTTCAGGTAATTGCTGGCGGAGAGGTTAGAGTAATTGACTTCTATCAAAACTGCCAAAAGACCATTGACCATTACGCCCAAGTCTTGCAAGACAAAGGATATGTTTACAAGGATTGGTGGTTGCCTCACGATGCTGAGAATAAGAATATGACTGGTAAATCGGTCAAGGATATTCTGCAAGGCATGGGTAAACCAGTCAGAATTACGCCAAAACTATCAGTTGCTGATGGCATTAACGCTGCTCGATTGCTGTTGGATAGGGCATTTATCCACTCAACCAATTGCGCTGATGGTCTTCAAAATTTGCGGCACTATCGCTACGATGTTGACCCAAATACCAAAATGTTCTCTAACAAGCCTTTGCATGACCAACACAGTCATGCAGCAGACTCGTGGAGATATGTCGCTGTTGCTCTGGATGAAGGACATTCATCTTGGGGCGAATCTATCAATAAACCTCAGAAATGGATTGTGTAATGTATGTAGAACGCCAAGGGGTCAATCTTGCCCCAAAGATAAAAGAACTTGAAACTCGTCTTGAAATGTTAGAAAATGTGGTAAAAGCATTACAATTACCGACAAGACCGAAACTAGGTCGCCCTCCAAAGGATGCACATGGAAACGAACGACTTGAAGTCGATACTACAGGCAGAAATTGACGACTCTATCGGATTTATTGAGAGTGAGACTGTAGAGCAGCGCAAACAAGCACTAGAGGCTTACTTACGTCAACCTTACGGGAATGAAGTCGAGGGAAAGTCTCAGATCGTTACAGGTGAGGTAGCTGAAGCAATTGATGGTGCTCTACCCTCTTTAGTTCGTATCTTTACAGGTTCAGACAACATTGTTGTTTTTGAGCCACAAGGCCCTCGTGATGAAGCCAGCGCAAAACAGGCCACAGACTATTGTAGCTGGGTATTTTTGCGTGACAATGAGGGTGTAGCCATTCTGCATGACTGGTTTAAAGATGCTTTGCTTCAGAAAAATGGAGTGGTTAAAGCATATTGGTCTGATGAGGAAGACATTACCAAAGAGCGTTACTTCAACTTGTCTAACGATGAGTTGGCAATGCTTATGTCTGACGACTCAATGGAGATTGTCGAGCAGGATACAGAAGAATTCCCTATCCTAGATCAAATGGGTAATCCCATAATTGACCCGATGGGTATGCCAATGATTAACCAAATCCACAATGTTGTTGTTCAACAGAAAAAGATGGTTGGTCGGGTTCGCATTGAGAACGTACCTCCTGAAGAATTCCTGATTAGCAAGAAGGCTAGAACTATTGCTGATAGCCCATTCGTAGCCCACAGACAAATGCTGACTCGTAGTGACTTGATCGCTATGGGTTTTAACAAGAAGCAAGTTGAAGGTCTGCAAATGGGTGATGCCCTTGCATACACTCCAGAGCGTGTGGCTCGATTCTCTGCTGGTGAGCAACCTTACCAAGTACAGACTGATGACCCATCCATGCAAGAGATTGAGGTCTTTGAGTGCTATGTAAAGACTGATGTAAATGGTAAGGGTATCGCCTCACTCGTTCAGGTGTTCTACGCATCTAACGAGATTCTTCAAGATGAGAAGGGTAAAGAGATGGTCGAGGAAGTGGACTACGTTCCTTTCCATTCAATCTGCCCCATCCCAATTCCACACAAGTTCTTTGGTAACTCACTTGCTGACAGAACCACAGACATTCAGCTAATCAAGACTACGATCACTCGTCAGATTCTTGATAACCTATATCTCACAAACAATGCTCGAGTTGTTGCTGTTGAAGGTCAAGTAAACCTAGACGACTTGCTTACATCTACAGCAGGTGGTGTTATTCGTGCCAAGTCTCAGGGTGCTGTATCTCAATTGGCTGTTCAGAACGTAGCGACTGCTGCTTTCCCAATGCTTCAGTACTTGGATACCATGCAATCCAAGCGTACTGGTGTATCTGATGCTTCTCAGGGTTTAGACCCATCTATCTTGCAAAACGTGACTGCTGCTGCTGTTGCTTCTATGCAACAAGCTGGCGCAGGTAAGATCGAACTGATGGCTCGTTTGTTCGCTGAGACAGGTGTTAAGTCTCTGTTTAAGGGAATCTTACATCTCTTGTGCAAGTACCAAGATAAGCCTCGTTTGGTGCGTATGCGTGGTGAGTTCGTAGAGTTTGACCCTCGCACATGGGCTAATCAGTACGATGTAGCGATTAATGTAGGTTTGGGTGCTGGTAACAGACAAGAGCAAATGGCTATGCTTCAGATGGTTCTTGCTAAACAAGAGCAATTGATTGCACAGTACGGCCCTGCTAACCCTTATGTCTCACCTGCTCAGTATCGTTCTACCTTGGGTCGGATGGTTGAGTTGGCAGGATTTAAGGATTCTGGTGAGTTCTACAAAGCGATCACACCAGAGCAAGATCAAGCATTGTCTAATCCTCCTCCACAACAGCAACAGATGCCTCCAGAAGTTGAGGCTTTGATGGCTAGGACTCAGGCTGAGATTCAGGCTAACCAACAGAAAGCCCAAGCTGATATGCAATTGCAACAACAGCAAATGCAGATTGATATGCAGATGGCTCAACAAAAGGCAAGCCTTGAGATGCAGTTAATGCGTGAGAAAGAGGCTGCTAAGTTGATGCTTGAGCGTGAGAAGCAACAGGCTTACTTTGCTATGAAACAACAAGAGTTTGAAGTTGAGGCTCAATTGAAAGCTATGAAGGTCGGTGCTGGTATCACTTCTAATGTCGAGATCAAAGGTTAATCATGGCAACACAAAGAGACAGATTTAGATCGTTCAACGATGAAGATGGTGCTATGTCTCTTGATGACTTGCTTATGCAAATTCAGCAACCACAAATAGACACAGAGGCAATAGCAAGACAACAAGCTGAAGCACAACTTAGAGCACAACAAGAGGCACAGCGTCAGGCTCAAATAGCCGCTGAACAACGAGCCTACGAAGAACAAGTTTACAGACAAGCACAAGCTCGCCAAGAAGAACTACGAGCACAAAATGCAGCTAGGTTAGCTTTAGAACAAGAAGTTGCAAGACAAGCACAACAGGCTGAAGCACAAAGACAGGCTCAAATAGCTGCTGAAGTTTCAAGACAAGCACAACTTGCAGAACAAACTAGACAGGCGCAAATTCGTCAGGAAGAAATTCGTGTTCAAAATGCCGCTAGATTAGCCGCAGAGCAAGAAGCCGTAAGACAAGCCGAAGCACAGAGACAAGCACAAGCCCAAGCACAGGCACAAGCCCAAGCACAGGCACAGGCCAAGCACAGGCACAGGCTCAAGCTAGAGCGCAAGCCGAGGCACAACGTCAAGCGCAACAGCAAGCAGAAGCAAGGGCGCAAGCAGAAGCAAGAGCACAGGCTGAAGAACAAGCCAGAGCGCAAGCGCAACAACAGGCTCAACGTCAAGCACAAATTGAAGCCCAGCAACAAGCCCAAAGGATGGCAGAAATGCAACAACAGGCTCAATTAGCGGCTGAACAACAAGCCTATGAAGACCAACAAAGAGTTTACCGAGAAAATCAATCTCGCCAAGAAGCAATAAGCAATAGATTAATTGCAGAACAAGAAGCCGCAAGGGTACAAGCAGAGGCACAACGTCAAACTGCTCAAGCACCAATTACTACACAAGAAGTAATTAATCAGATTGCTGCTCAACCTGCACAACCAGATAAAAACACAATCATTAACAACCTAGTTGGTCAGATCAAAGCCAGAAGCAACACCTCTCAATGGTCAGGTGGCTATGGTGCTGATGACGCTACTAAGGACATGGCTCGTATTCTTGCTGAAACAGGAATCACAGATATTAGTCAGTTTGGCCCTATAACCCAACAAGTTGAAAAGGTTGTTGGTTATGAGGAATGGGGTGCGCCAATTTATCAGACTGTAACTGAGCAAACCTATGGCAATAAGGTAACTGGTCAAGCAGTACCTAACACCTACACAACACGACAAACAGGTGAGTTCTTTGGTGGAACTTACGAGGGTAAGGGCAATACTGGCTATGGTGTTCAGTTTGATGCTCAAGGCTTGCCAATTTTCTACACTCAGGGTGCATCAAGTGCTGACCCGATTGCAAAAGCCGCAGTTCCTATTGCTTCACTAGCTTTAGCGGCTATGGGTGCGCCTAGTATGCTAGGTAATACTTTGCTAGGAGCAGGTGCTAATCAAGTGGCTGCTGGTGCTTTGGGTGGTGCATTGATTGGTGGTGGTACTGCTGCCCTAACTGACCAAGATATTGCCAAAGGTGCTTTGCTTGGTGGTGCTGGTGGTGCTTTGTCAGGATATATGAGTGATGCGCCAACAGGACTCACAGATCGTGGACTTGCTATTGCTGATGCTCAACAGTTAGCTGCTAGTGGTATTCCGACAGATCAAATCTCAGAAATATTAACCACATCTGGATATCCTGACGCTATTGTTAGCCGAGCAATCAATGCAATATCTCCTACAGTAGCATCAGTAGCACCAGTAGCCGCTGATAATCTTGTTATTACAACCCCATCTGCGCCATCTACCATTGGTGATGTAATTAGCACTATTGCTCAACAACCAACGATTACGCCTGTTGTAGAGCCAACGATTACTCCTCCTGTAACAGAACCAGTGGT